CTGCATCATCTCTTTCAATTTTTTCACCAGTTTCTGTATATCTATACAAAGGCTCTAAATCAATTACCTCACGTGGCATTAACTGTTGGTTGTTATTGTGCATCTTGAAATAACCTGACTGTACTTTCTTATTGTATTTTTCAAGACCATCTATGTACATTTGTATTCTAAATTTAGTCATGTACTTTAATGTATCTAGAGTCATGTTCGGTAAACCAGTCATAACACTAATTAAGAAATCTCTTTCAGCAGGTGTATCTAATCCTCTAGCACCAATACCAAGTGAACTAATCATTGGGAATACATCACTACCAGTCATTACTTTAGTAATTTCTGTCTTAACCAATTTCTCATATAAAATATCTCTTGCTTTAGCTTTTTCTGCTTCACCACTAGCGTTTTTATATGCTTCAATTTCTGATGCATATTTTCTGTCAATACCAAGAGAAGTTATCATTCGTGATGCTTGAGTTAACATTGGTTGGAATATACCTGTGTAAGGTGCTACACCTTGTCCAGTATCATCAGCTTCTAAAATATCCATTAAATCGCCAAGTTTGTCTAATTGACTAATTGCAATATCAACTTCTTTAACAATACCACTACTTTCTTCAATGTATTTAGGCAAATAAGCTTTTAAATAAGCACTTGCGGCATCTTCATTATCATTAAGATTAATTTCAGTTGTCATTGCTTTACCATCAATATTAGCATTAATAAACTCTTTATACTCTGCACTACCTTCTGTCAATCCATTTACTTGTGTAGCTAGTTGATGTAAATACTCAAATCGTGGTGCTTTTTCATTAGCATTAGGCATTGATGCACCTAATATTTTTAACTTACCCTCTTTAAATTCATCTTCAGTAATATCACCATCTTTAAACATTTGTTCTAAATCTGCTGTTTGTTGTTTATAAACAGCCGGCTCAGTAATACCAAGAATTTGCATCCTGCCATCAGACATATTAAGCTCACCAGTTTCAGGGTCAGTTGCCGCATCAATTAATTCTAATTTGACTTGTAAATCAGATTGGTTTGCTGAAGGATACAATGTTGCATATTCAAAGTCGGTTACATCAGGGTCACGTAACATTCTTAACTGCTCTGCTATAGCTGATTCGCTTTCTTTTGTTGGTGGTTTTCTTGCTTCTGCAACTGCATCTAATGGAGCAATTAATCCTGCCTGAACTAATTGTATTAAGTCGGCTCTACCATTTGGATAAGCATCTGATTTTAAGTTAGCTAGAAACTGTATTGTTTGATTTGTTTGTTCTGTTTTAGCTTTTGTTGCATTAGCGTTTTTTAATCTTGATTCGTAGGATGTGGCTAAATTTTGGTCAGGCTCAAGACGTAAAGTATTAAATCCAAGACCCATGCGATACACTTCTTCTTGACTCATGCCTTTAAACATAGAGTTACTTATGCCTTGAAATGCACCACCAATGCTGTTGTTAGCCATTTGTGTTGGCTGTTCTTCTTCTTGTTTACCACCTAACAGTCCTCCTGCCATTTGACCTAACAAAAGTCCACCAAATAATTGTCCAAGTCCTAATGACATTTTAGCCTCCGTACATTTGCGTTGCGGCTGTTAGGTAATCAAACAGACCATTTTGTTTAGTTGTTGTTTGCGTTTCAGGTACTGGTGTATTACCAAGTGCGGCAGTAACATAACCAAGACTATTAACAGGTTGATTTGTGAAGCCTTGAAATTGTTTCTGTGCCGCATCAAACAATGCTTGTTGCATAGCTTGTTGTTGCATACCTTGTTGCATTAAGTTGTTATTTACCTGCTGACCCATGCCAAATCCAAGATTAGCTATTTGACCAAGTTGGTTTGCCGCACCTAATCTTTGTCCTGCACCTTGTAAACCTGCTGATTGATTTGCAAGACTAGCCTGTAGCTGATTAGATATGTCACCCATACCTGCTTGTTGGTTAGCTAATTGCCCTTGAAAATTGTTGCTAATATCTTGTAATGCCATGTTTTGAGCATTTTGAAAACCTGCTTGTCTAAGTCCTGCTGATGCTTGAGCTAATTGACTAACAGTATCTCTGCCTATCTCACCCATAGCAACACCATGCCTACTGCCACCATACGCTTTAGCGGCTTGGGCTTGACCTTGTAGATTATTCATGCCCATTTGTGCACCACGTAAGATGTCAGCCTCATTAGCCTTAACTACAGCATCTTCGTATGGATTCATGTAAGGTTGCATATTTGTACCTGCAAGAGTCTGTGGTGTTACTGTCGCACTTTGTCCTGCTACACCTACTTGCTGTGGTTGATAACCCATTCCTGCTACAGTACCCATCCCTGCACCTTGCACACCTTGTGCGGCTAGGCTGTTTATGTTTGGTGGAGTTGTTTGACCACCGGGTAGTCCTTGATTAGCCATAATTATCTCCTGTTATATACTAAAGCCATATTTTCCACCTGACCTTCTAGCAATATTACTACCTGCGGCTTTATTGATTCGGTCTGTCATAGTTTTTCCTCTGTGCATTCTGTCTTTATTAGTAGGCACATAATTTGATTTTTGTCCGTAAGCACTTTCTAACTGACTGTTTGTACTATTTGGACTTACTTGTGCTTCGTGTGCTAATCTATCTTTTGTACTCCAAGTATTTGGATTGTACGGATTGTACGCAGGTCTTGAGGCAGGTGGTGTGCCTCCTCCACTTCGACCTCCTCCACCTGATGAACGTGCTACATTGGCAGGTACAGCATTACCGAATAAGTTGTTGTAAGCCGCCATGTTTGCAGGGTCTCTAGCTGTAAGTTCTTTTAGTGCTTGGTCATATAAATCTATTGAGCCATAACCCCTCATACCATTATCGTATGTTGTTGGAGTTGGCATCCCACTTGTTGCTGTTAACGTGCTATTAGGGTCTAACAAACCAAATGCTTGTGCAGTTGATATGTTGTTGTTCATTGCCGCTTCTTGTGTAGGTGTTAGTGCGGCTACTTGACCTCCTGTGTAGGGCATGTACTTAATTTGTTGTACAGCTTCTGCCCTTTGTAGGTTTCTGTCAGCAGGAGCACGTACCCATTCAGGTATTGTTGTCTCCGTTTTTTTGCTACCACCTTTTCCACCACCACCACTCATGTCAAAACTCCTTCAATAATGTTGTAAACTGTTCTGACCATCCTCGTGACTCAAGGACTTTTTTCCATCCTTTACGTCCTGCTACTGTCATGCCATCACAGCCTTGTAATTTACCCCATGCCATCGCATCATCGTGCATGTCCGTAATTTGTTTAATTCCATAGCCTTTATCACCACCTGCTAAGAATACATGAAGCACTTTCTTATTAGGATACACGATTACTTCAGTTACTGCACATCCGTTTTCACCCATCCATAGTTGCATGTGTCCACTTAGCACACCATCTACTATGTCTTTAAAATCATGCGTTTCACCACCTTTTTTTAGTGCTGACTCTATCCAAGCTTTACCACGCATTAATTCTTCTGTTATATTCATGGGTCTAATTTTATCCTAATCCACGCTCCATTTTTAGAAACTACAGGGCAGTCCTGAGCTTCATCCCACATAATAATGCCATCTTGTGTAGCTTTACTATCTGAATTATAAAATTGTAATTTGTTTCTTGTAGTCGTTATAAACGCATTAAGTCGTTCACCCCATGGTTTCCAATCTTTTCCTAGTGGTGGTGGAGGATTTGCAACACTCATCGCCTACCTCCTGCATTAGCTTCTATACGCATTATTCCTGACCTCCAGTTGTCATTACCTGTTCCTTGTACTTTTATACGCACTTGTCTACCCTGAAAGCGTACATCTGTAGGATTACCAAGCGTAAATGCACCATGTGAGGTCTCAGTATCATTAGGATGAAAACGTGTCTTAAATGTAACTTCTACTTGTCCTTGTGTTTTTTCGTCAGGTATAAGTTGTGTAACTTTCATTATGCTGTCACCATTACCTAAACTAATTGAGCCTGACTCAGCGTAAGGTTTTGTTGTGCCATGTGTGTAACCTGTCTCTTGATTGTAAAGATTACCACTAGCATCTGCCCATATAGGGTTGCTAAATACACCTTGGTCAACACCTGCTGTTCTGTCTAATTCACCAGTTGTCCAATGACCTTCTTTGTAATCTAATGCCACATATCTGTCATTTTCAATAGATGTTCCTGATGGATAAAACCACCATATTTCACCATGTTGTGAATTGTGTACTGCATATACTTTTGTTATATTTGCATGACTCATATCATCAAACACGTAGTCTGAAACTTCACAAGGTATTTGAGTTGCTACTGAACCATCAAAAGTAAAGAATCCATTATGACCCATCCAAAATGCACCTTCATCAATTGCTACAGCTCCTTTTCTTGATGCTACTCCACATGCTGTACCAACTCTTTCAAAGCCATATACAAAAGGAGAGCCTGAATATTGTGCAACGTGTGCATCATTATCTGTAAGAATTAGTGTTCTACCCCTCATGCGTAATCCACACATAATTTGACCAACCGTTTGTAATTCAAAGTCACCTGCTTGGTTAGTCGCAGAAGGTGTCCATGACGTATTGTTTTCTTGGTCACACCAAGCTATTTTTCTAGGATTACCACCTGCACCAAGTGCAAATACAAAACGTTCTTCCGTAACAACTAAACCTTTATTGTTAACTGGAGCATTAGCTACTACTTGTGCCACAACTCCTGTGTTAAGTTGCCATTCATATATCTTGCCATCTTTAGATGAACACGCCATAAGGTATTCACCCCATGTATCTAATGACCAAGTTGTAGCTTCTGCATATACACCTGATGATGTTGGTGCTGAACTCCAATTACCATGACCATAAAAACCACCACCATATCCAAGATTTAATGACCCATTAACATTTCCTGCTGTCAAACCTGATGGTGTTATGTCGTAAACTGTTTGTGAGGGGTTAACATAATATAATTTGTTGTGAGTACCTGAAGCTAAATACGAGTCACTTGAGTTATCAAGCCAAGAAATCATTGCTCTAGGTACTGAAGAAAATGCATTTGTTTTTCTAGTTGTCCATCCACCAACAGGTCGCAATGAGCCATCAAGCCATCTCACAAGACTTGCATCTCTCCATCTGTTAGAAGCATCAAAATCAGTACCATTTCTGTATTGCCCCGGTGGTAAGTCTAAAGGTATTAATGCCATATTAAGCCGCTATTTGTGTCCAAGTTACAGAGTTATTAGTTATTAACTCCCATTTCTCTCTACCAATTGTAGCTGTTCCTGATGTTGATGATACTATACCACCGACACGTTGTACTCTGTTGCACGTTGCTGTAATACTTGACTCAGGTTGTGTAACTGCATGACCTTGAAATATTTTTTCTGAGTCACTTGCTGTGCTTGAGTTTGTAGAATTGTTTGGTGTTGTTGCTGTGCCACCCATTCCTGAATGCAACGAACAATAATAATATAAGTCAGGCGTTCCATCTGCTACAACAATTGTAGACTGCGTTGATGAGTTATGAGTTACACCTGTTGTGTATTCTGTTCCACTTGCATGTGTGCCATTAGAGGTTGTAGAAAATCTTAATGGATGTCCTGATGGGTAATTAAACACATACGTATTGCCTTCAACTAAGAATTGTGCTTCTTGTTGTACGCCATTTACAAAGTATTTATTAGCACCACTCACACTAGCAACAGTTACCTCGTTTGTATGAGTGCTTCCCGTTGATGCAATTCCACCTCTTGTAGCAAATCCGAGTACGGTAATACTAGCTACTGCTGTTGGTACACCTGAACCAAATCTAACACGATTACATGTTGCCGCAGTTGTTGATGCAACGCTAACAGTCGCTGATGCACTTATCATAAAGACACCATTAGCTGTTGTCGTTGCTACTGCATTAACTGTTTGTGGACTTGTGCGAACACGCATCACACTTTCAGTTATGCTAGATGTTGTAGTCGATGTTGCTTGACCAGTTCTTACTCTTGCACCATTACCAGTAGTTGTAACTGTAGTTGTTGATGCACCATCAATAAGTGCTGAACCTTCAGGTACACGTCTAACACCGACAGTCATGCCTGAGTTAACAGTTGTACTAGCAGTTGCTATTCTTACTCTAGCACCTACTGCTGTTGCACTTGACGTTGCTGTGACTACTGTTTGTAAGTTGTCATCACCATCAAATACACCAACACCATACTGCCAATCGCCATAAAGACGAGAAGAAGTATCTTCAATAATAACTACTTCACCACTACAAGTGGCACTAGATGTAACAGTCGTAGAAGCATCGCCACCCATAGTGACAATCCAATTTACACCATTAGCACCTGAAGTAACAGTTACTGTAGCAGAAGCATCCTTTACATCACCTGCACTTGAGCCGAATGACCGTAAACCGTAATACGATTCACCATACTCAAAAGCCATTTACTTAATTAGTTAAGTGTAATGTCTAAGTCACCTGATGGCACACGAAACACGTCACCAGTTTCAATAGTCTTGTTTGACGATAAAGCCGCATAAGCCATTAAATTACCTGATGATGAAGCATCGTAAACACCAACGTGTGTTACTGTTCCATAGTTAGCTGTAGCTGTAGGAAATTCTACTGCCGCATTATTAGACGTAGTGTTGCCTGATGTTGTAAATGCAACTGTTTGACGTGCATAACCACCACCAGTTACCTCAGTTACCGAACCTGCTTCGCCATCTGCTACTGCTGTAAACAACGCTAAGTATTTAGTAGATGGAGCTGTGTAAGCCGCACCTGCAAATACGTGGTCTAATATCTCTGTTTCTAAGAAGTTTGAAAAACTCATACTAATCCTCTCACTTTAAGTGTTAACCCTGACCCACTATAACGAGCTTGGTCAGAGTATTCATTTAATCTAGCAACTGCGGCAGAATACATCTGTGCCCAAACTGCTACCCTTTGGTCTTCTGCTAAGTAAGGTGCTGAGTGTAATAACGCTCCGTAGAGGTATACATCAGGTGCTTCTAGCAAAAGCCAGTTATCTGAGTTACTACTAAGGGATGGTACTTTCTGATAGTAAAGCAACTCAAAATCTGTGTCATTACTCGGAGTTGGGTACAATTGGAATTGTCCATCTGCGTGTGTGTACATACGAGGTGTGCCTGTAGCATTCTCGTTAGCGGCTCTCTTGTCCGCCATTGCATCTCTAGAGACTAGGTTAACAACTGTAGTGCCTGAGCCTGTAAGATGTAATCTAATTGTTTCTATCCAGTCTGAAGGTACTTGCATGTACTCATCACCACTAGATTGTTGTCCACTAGACCTTGCCTCCATCTTGAAGTGTCTAATGTCTCTGTTAATTTGTGCCTCAGCCAATGTAATAAAGTCAGGTATTACTGACGTTAAATCATCTCTGTTGAGGAAGTCAGCTATCGAAGCTTTAAGTCCTGTGTAATTAGATAAAGACATTAGTATGGCATCCTTAATCTATCAAAGTTTTCTGCCTCGTATTGTGATACTCTGTTCTCTTGTATAGCTTGTAAAAATGCAGGTCTTTGAAAATCTTCTAATTGCATGTATACATTGTGTTCTGCATCAGTCATGCTATTCACTAATTCTTGTGTAGCATCCATTTGATATGCCTCTCTGTTAGCAGGTGTATCAAAGCCTCTACTGTCAGGAAAACCAATACTGTTCATAACAGGTTGTGCAACATCGTGTAGTCCTGCACCAACTGCGTTAGCTCCTGCCATCATTAATGGGTCTGTGCCACTAGCATTGTTTGTGCTTACCATTGAACGCATGTTAACAGGGTCTAAGTTATCTGTAGTTGTCATAGGATTAGTAGCTGTCTCACCACCCATCAAGCTTTTTAAGAAATTGTTTTCTTTTATTTTTCCTGCAAGAGGAGAGCCACCACCAAGACCATCCATAACCCCAGTCATAGCTCCTTGAAAGCCACCTTTAAGTTTGTCCATGTATTCTTTTAAGGCTAATTCATATTCATTCATAAGATGTCCTTTGTCTAATTTAGCAGTAGTATATCATTATTTTTATATTATTCCACCAGTTTCTTCGAGTCGTTTCTTCAGCCTGTCCAGTTTTTCACTAGTTATTTTTCCACCAATTGGTTGCATTGTTAGTTTGCGATAATCGTTAGCAGAAATATTATCAAATGTTATTGGTGTTTTTTTATCTGCTTTATTCGTATCAAATAGGTCAAGAATATGTACATTTTCTTTTATTGTTCCTTGTGCTTGACCTCGTAAACCTGTGTTATATGTTCTATGTCCTGAGTAATCAGCTTTAGGGTTTTTCATATCAATTGTTGCTATGTTGCCTAATGTAAGTGGTTCAGCATCTAAAAGTCCTTGTTTAGCATTTGCTATTCGTGCTTGTGTAGCAGATAATGCACCATCTAAATTTGTTCCTTTCAATTTTTGACCACCATTCATTCTGTAGTCTCTGTCAATTAATCTAATAATTTCTTTTCTTAAATCACCACTAACATCTTTACCTAATGGGTCTCTAACATCAACACCACGAAAGTTTTCTCCAATCATTTTGCGTGGAGGTGGTGGCTCACCTTTTTTACCTTTAGGTTGCACAAATGATTCTTTTCTAATTGTATCGTTTAGTTCATCTATTTGTAGTGGACTTAAACGTGATAATGCTGACTGTATCATGGTGTCAGCTATCTGATGACTAAAGTCACCACCTGTCGGTTTCATGTGCATGTTAATAAATATTGGGTCAATGTCATATCGTTCTGCTACTGCATCAGCATTTTTAATTAATTTATCAATTTGACTTTCTTCTGATGCCCACACTAAATTTCTCTTAACACTTTCAGGCAACCACATATAGTCTTCACCTGCTAATAGTTCTACTGGTGACCTTAATGGCACACCATCTACATCAGTTAAAAATCCACCACCACGTGTTAAATCACCTGCACCTACTATAAATGTTTTACCTTCTTGGTCAAAGATTGATAGGTTAGGGGATGTTATTATATCGTCTCTGTCAGGAATACTTCTTATTGTGTGTCCGTATGGGTCTAACAATCCTTGTTCTAATGCATTTGTTTCACTTACTCTTCTATCTCCTTTTGTTCCTGCAAACCCAAGATTTACATTTGTTCCTGTTGGCAGAAGAATGTTACTAGCTTTGCCTATTGGTTCACCTTTATTGCTTACTGGCTTTGAAGTGTTTTCATTAAAGGTAACTAAATTGTATGTTTTGTCAAAATCACTATCACCTTGTTTTAATCTTTCACGTGTATATTCATCTGCATACTTTCGTCCTAATACATTGTTAGCATCTAATCGTTTACTAATAATTTCTTCTACAGCACTTTGTGGTCTATCAAGATTTAGAGCTTCTTTAGGTATACCATTTTCAGCTATTTCTTTTGATACTAGCCATCCATATATACCTGAACCATCTTCAGGGTCAGGCACATCACCACGAGATACAA